TTACACTGATCCTGCAAAGACCTCCTTTGCTTTGGGTAAGGTGATAAACTTACTTTTACTATTGAAATATAGGAACAAAAAAATAGAAAGATTTATTAAGTCTAATCTACAAGTGCCTAACATAATGTATATTATTTTTGTATATTAAACTTTTTTGTTGCGTTGTGATACTTGTTGGAGTTGTATCACAACGCAAATATAATATCCAAATATGGATATTTGCTTATTTATATTGTTAAAATAAGCAATATATTGCTATTTGGAATAATTCTAAATAAGCATAAGCATGGAAATTGATGTTAAACAGAGACTTAGAGATGCAATAAAGTCACAAGGAGAAAGCATTAGCTCCGTTAGTAAATTAATAGGAGCAAAACAAAACACGCTTTCAAGACAAATAAATACGGACGCTCCTATTCCATTAAGCAATATATTGCTTATTATTGATGCATTGGGATTAAGTCCATCTTGGCTCCTCGCCGGAGAAGGCGATATGTTGAAATCAGATGTTCCGACCGCCATTCCAGACTCATCAGGCATTCCGCTATACCGTACAGAGGCCGCAGCAGGTTTTGGAAATGAAAATTTCAATATTACAGAAAAGGATATTGAAGCCAGATATAAGATAAAGGAACTTGAAGCAGCTTCATTTATGCTTCATGTTAGAGGGGATAGTATGACTCCTACCTATAATAATGGAGATGTTATTGCGGTGCAAGTAGTAAGAGATAATCGCAATATCCAATGGGGAAAGCCGCATTTAGTCAGCTCCAAAACCGACGGATTACTTATAAAGAGAATCTACGATGATGATGGAGATATTATTGCCGTTAGCGACAATGCAACATATCGTCCTATTCATATTCGTAAAGACGATATCACCGGTATTGCAATAGTAAAGGGATTTGTTAGGTTTGAAAATTATTAAAAACATAATAGGAAGAAATTTGAAAAAATATGTGGACATTAGCTTTATCATTAATGGAAGGGATAGCAATGAGTGTTCTTATCTTTTTCGTAATATACATCGGTATGAAAATGGAAGGCGAGTTTGAGCGGTTGAGTGTTCGAGATGATTTGTTATCGTGGATAGCTTGTTGCTCTCCTTGTTGTACTATATTGGTCATGGGTATGAATGACCTAATTTGTAATCATAATGTTGTTGCCTTTTTAGCTATTATGTCATTTGTAGCTCCAATTATCATAGCGGATCAGTTCTCGAAAAAGAAAAAGGAGGTAGAGAAAGCTCAAAATCGTATCAACGAATTGGAACAAATCATTCGTCGACAAGATAAAGAAATTAGTGAGATGAAAACAAGAAACGGTCGATTGTAAAATAAATATGTGGGAAAGATAAATACATACCTATCTATAGGTTTACTTCAAGTAAAGATAAATTTTTTGGAAAAACAAACTAAATATAAACGACATGAGAAAAATCTTAGTTATTATTTCTATTCTATTTGTATGTATATTTATTTCTTTTGCAAAAGAAATAAATAGAACATTTTACGGATTAACCTTTCACACAAGTTACAAAATAGTGAGATGGCATTTAGAAAAAGAAAAACACAATGTATTGGAAGAAGATCAAAGTATTGTTATGTATGATAATGTTCGTATTGGAGGTTTCAACTTTGACAATGCTACTCTATCTTTTTATAACGATTTATGGAAATCTGTAGTATATTCATCTGGACATATTAATAAAGATCAAGCCATTGACAAATTTAATACGATAAAAAATGCGTTAACATTAAAATACGACATGTATGTACTAAAAGAAGATACTGATATTATAATATTTGAAGATGACAGAACGGGCATAATATTATACTGGGAATATGGTGAATCAAGGGGAGGAAAAATGTTCTATTATGTTACATTATCATATTATGATAAGAACCTATCAGATAAACAGTTTCAAAAAGAACAAGATGAGTTATAAATAGGACCAAACCACAATTACACCTTATGGGCAAAATATTATAGATGAATCATTTAACAAATCTTGAATAAATTCATATGAACACAAAAATTAAACAGACATTAAAGTTACTTTTAGTTGTAACTTTATTGGTATCCTTGACTGGAGCCGCTCAAGTGGCAAATGTATATATTTGCACTGGTAGATACGCTAAAGTGTACCATTCCAACAAGAACTGCAAAGGACTGGATAATTGTAAAGGGGAAGTTAAGTTGGTTTCTTTGGAAACGGCTAAACAACAAGGTAAACGAGCTTGTAAACTGTGCTATAAAAAATAGAGAGAATCCCCCATCACCAAGTTTAGATGCTTAGCGATGGGGAATTCTGGGTTATGGAATTTAAATTCAATCCTTCCCCCAATTTTGTTTTATCCAGTCAAACATATTTTTGGGTTGAGTTGGTCCAAAGCCGGCCCACGTGTCTCTATCTCCATCCAATTCAATAACCATAACTCGATTTTCAGAATAAAGCTTACATATTTTGTCTCTAAGTATTGATGCTGTCATTTGACCAGAACTATCTACCAACAGCCACATATTACTAATCCAATGCCACCACCCCAATTTATTATCTTTTATAAATTGTATAAAATGCATCTCCTTTTCTTTGGGGATGTTGTCGCTATAACAAACTACAAATCTTTTTTTCATATTCCATCCTCCTTTGATAGTCGAGAGTTACATTCGTTTGGTTGACGATTATTAGATAATGGTGCAATTCCAGTCACATCATCACCCATAATTCCTTTTTCAATAGCCAGTTTTTGAATAGTAAATTTTTCACTTCTTAATGAATCTCTATCATTTATCAAACAATATATGTAAACAAAAAAGAATACAGCAACTCCTAAGCAAAAAATAACAGCCAGCATTATAGTTAACCAAATAGGCGATCCAAATTTTAGTAATGTCAAAATACCTCCAATTATTAGTGCTAAGAACCATGTCAAAGGTTTCAATATTGTGGATTTTGATCCGCTTGCATCTGAACGTGAAAGAAGTTCTCTAATACCTGTTATGGACATAACGATTATTATTTAATGCAGCAAAGATGGTTAAAATCTTTAATATAACAAATCCCTGAATACAAAATTCAATTTACCTGGGATTGATAGAAAGAAGTTCATTCCGATTATAAAAGAAGCAAAAAAAATCCATCACCAAGTTTATTAGATGCTTAGCGATGGGGGAAATCCAGATTGTAGCCCCTGAGTGTAAATAAAGTGTTCGATAATTTGCGAATATTTGCAAAAAAGGTAACTTTGCACAAAGGAACGGAAAGATATGATTATTGAATTTGACAAGGACTATTTGCGTGAACTCTATACAGAAGGTAGAACGAACGACAAAAAGCACCGCTACCAGCCAGAAGTGATAAGAGGTTATCAAAAGGCAGTTTTTGTGCTTTCTTCCGCAAATACCATTACCGACTTGTTCCGAAACAATGCACTCAATTACGAGGTTTTGAAAGGGGATAAGAAAGGTATTTCATCCGTGCGGATAAATCGGCAATACCGACTTGAATTTACCGTTAGGGATGTTATGAATGAGCAAATAGTAACAGTCTGCCGTTTGCTGGATATTAGTAATCATTACAAATAGTTGTGGATATGGAAACAAAAAAAACTTACGCACCGCACGAGCTACAACCGTCCACCCCGATACATCCGGGAGAAATACTGAAAGACGAGTTAGAATCACGTGGAATGTCGCAAAGGAAATTTGCGGCTGTAATTGGTGTTTCTTATTCCGTGCTTAACGAGGTGATAAACGGCAAACGCCCGATAACCACCGAATACGCATTGAAGATTGAGGCGGCAACCGGAATACCTGCTTACATATGGGTGAATATGCAATCCAATTACGACATGCAGACCGCTCGGCGTGACAGTAAGCTGTCTGCGATATTGGATAACATACGCAAGGCTGTTGCTGTTTTGTAACGTTTACGCAAGTTTTCTTTTAAGGCATATTTTAAAGGCGGCGAATTTATTTTCGTCGCCTTTTTTATTACATAAAAGTTTAACTTCAACCCTAACCCAAGCGCATTCATTATCCGATAAAATGTACCTACACTTGGATTAAATGTTTCAATATAATACAACCTGTTCGGGTCTTATTTGCGTTTCTTTCCTGATGTAGATAATATACATTATGTTAGCGACAAAGCAAAAGCGGAGAAAAAAGACAGTCATTGACGGAATAGTAATGCGCCCTGTCTGGACTGAAACATTTAAGAATTTCAAGGTTGGTGAATCAAAGACATTCTACCGACCGGACCTAACCACAACCCAGGCCCGTGTCATAGCTGCAAGGCTGAACACTTCCACAAACATGAAATTTTCTGTCTCTACTGGAGAATTGGAAGAATACTGTATTGTAAAACGGGAGGCGTGAGTTATTGTCTCTCAGATGATAACAATTACAAAGTTAAGCAATCCCAGCAGAGGGTAGTGCTTCCGCTGGGAACAAAAAACAAACAACCCTATGAACGCAGAAATAACATTCTTCGAGAAATCGGTCACCTACGACAAGTTTGTGACGGATATAGCCGCCCGTCTCGCTTCATTCATGAAAGAGGACAAAGACGATCCGGAATATATCTCACAGCGGAGAGCGGAAAGAATATACGGACAGGCAAACGTACTCCGCTGGAGAAGATCAGGAGCTATCAAACCAATAATAAGACCGGGTAAGATAGAATATCCAACGGCCCAACTGAAAGAGTTAAGCCGTGTAGACGAGATATTCATCAGATGGCAATTGAGCAAAAAGAAAAAATAAACCAACCGTCGGAGTTTTCCGATATCCGCTCCTTTAGCTCAGACAGGTCAGAGCAGATCACTCATAATGATAAGGTCGCCGGTTCAAGTCCGGCAGGGAGCACCGATATAGACGTTCTTTAACATTGTGGATTAAATCCTGCCTTCCAGTAAATAGGCTTTTGCTTGGGCTGGTAGACGGGTCGTTTCAATCGATCAGCAACAAACTGTATGAGGTTATCGCTTCCGGTGTTGTTTAACCGGTGTTGTCGATGTGAGGTTGTGACGCGTAACGTTCATCTTTCAGATGATCCCTTTCGGTGTTACTCGGTCATGGAGTTGGTCAACCGTCGTTACGAATAAGATATATCCCGGACATGAAGGCGCTACGCTGCTGATTGGATCGGCCTCCGGGAACGAATTAAAAAACGTGATTATGAAAGTACTTATTCAAAAAGAAGTAAAGACAAAACGCTTACGTGAAGTAAGAATCGGGGAAACCTTTAAAAAAGAAATGCACATTGCAGAACAGGTAACAACCCTTTATATCATAGGAATCCCCGTTTTCCGGAAGAAAGAATTATTCAGCGATTAATTCCCTGATCTGATCAAGACTTTGATCTACATACAAAACAGCAGTAGCATCCGGTCTTGAATAGGCAAAATGCACAACAGAACCAGACAAGTCGCTTCTTTCGACATAAGAAATAGAATTAACATTCACGATAAATTTGTCTTTCCCAGAATTTAGTTCAATAAACTTGCTCATTTTCTTAATTTTTTTGATTTGACACTACAAAGTTAAGAAAACCCGGTACAAAGGCGCGAAGCTGTCGATCGGATCGGCTGCCGGGGACGAATTTTTACTCAACTAATTCTTTAATTTTTATTGTTTACAGCTAACGAAGTTGGCAAAACCAACTTATCCGTATCCTCTTGTGACAAGCCGATACGGATTCTTTTTTGACTCTTTTTATTTCCATACTATATAACTCGTGGCAATCCCTATCCGGGTATCCTTGCGGTGGTTGGTTAAGAAGACCGTATTGCCACATAACAAACATTGATATGAAAGAAATATTTATTCCGCCTTAGAGATGGTTGGGCGGCCAAATAAACAAGGTGAAAATTTTAATTATATCAACGTGTCTCGCCTAAAAAGCTCACCTGGGTTTACACGCGGATCGAGTCCGCGATTGGCCTCAGTTATTTTTTATTGGTTTAGAATAAGTAGTAATATCGCCGTATCGGCCTGTGACAGGTAGATACGGTTTCCTTTTTGAAACAAATTTAAAAATCAACGATATGGAAACAGAAAACAAAATCATCTTTGTGATGGCCTTGCTTATGGCAATAGGCAGTGGTGTCGGGATGTTCTACAACTATTCCCTTGTTCTCTTCTTTGCATGTGGCCTTTCCTTATTATATGCAATACATAAGGAGGAACGGAAATGAAGGAGATCTACATCAAGAACCCGGACGGCGATCTTTGCTACGACGGAGAAGAAACCAATGATCCAGAATTCGACGAAATGTTAGAAGATTGGAGGTTTGAAATGAACACGTACAACTATTAATAAATAAGAATTATGAATGATTTAGTAAAAACTGAAGAGCTTGACGTTCCAGTAAAGCCTAATTTGGCTCCAGTAGAAGATGCTGTATTTACACTTGATCCCCAAAATCCAAACAAGGCCCTGACGGATATTGACAATGCGATCGTTGTTCCCTTACAGGCGAATATGGAAATGTGGAATCCCGTCAGCGAAGGGGATACGATGGTCGGTCTTCTAAACGGTTTTACGGTTTTGCAAATGCAGAGCATGAGCAACCCGGAAACTACCGAAGATGTTGAGTGCGCGATCTTATACACACCCAAAGATGTTGTCGATCCTAAGACTGGAGAAGTACAAGGCCGTAAACTGGCAAAAGTCGGCATTGCGGCCAAACGCGCTGTGTCCTTTCTTAAAAGCGTACCCCGCTCAACCATGTGGACCATACGCTTTACAGGTGAACAGAAGAATAAAAACAACCAATTCAAGTCAAAGACTTTCGAATTTTATCAAATGACGAAAAATGACAGCAGACGAACTCATTAATATGGCGATAGCCGAAGGCATAGATGTCAGTAGCCAGCCGGCATCTGTGCCGATGTCCATAGATTACACGCGGTCATTGAAGGATTATGCCACAGCTGGAGAGATAGCATCTTTTCTTCACGCGCGTAAGAAATCCCATCACATTTACTCTAATACACTTCGCAAGAACGGTATCGTTGTAAAAGAAGATATGGGAAAATACCTTGCATCGAAAGATTATATCAATTCCGGTGCACTCAAAGAGGCCATCAAATCCCCTCTTCATCTTTTTTACGCGGTAGAATCCGGTTGGAAAGACCGCTTGGAGGCTTACGAAAAATCCAAGAACTATTTTGTCCTCGGAGAATTCATTCACCAAGCGATACTCGAACCTCGCAAGTTTTCCAGAGTAGTTGTCGAGCCCGGCTTTAAATTGAATACGAAAGATGGTGTAAAAGGGCTTGTTTCTTTCTGGGAGGACAAACTGGACCAGTCCCAAGAAGAAGATGGCGCACCTGATAAAGAGAAAATCAAGAATATTGTAGTTCAAGGAGGTTTCGATCTGGACAAAATGGACGGCCTTAAACAATATTACGCGGCACTCAAAGCAGCTTCCGGTTTCCAAGCCATAGACGAACCAAACAAACTAATAGTGGATATTATGTACTCGAACTATCGTCGTTACGGAGACGGTTTGTTTTTCGAGCTACTGAAGCATAGCAAAAGGGAAACATCCATCTACTATCAAGATCCAATCTATTCAATTCCGCAGAGAATTCGCCCTGATGCAATGCAGTTTGAAGAAAATATAGGAGCCAATACTATAATTTCAGTGAAGTCCACCAGAGCCGAAAGTATCGGACATTTTACATATCAAACTGCCAAACTCTGTTACGAACTTTCAGAAGGAATGTACTTAGATGTTGCCAGTGCTGTTACAGGTCGGGATTTTAGAAGTACGATCATGATAATGGTTCAAACTATCCCGCCTTTTGGTATTGCAGCATTCGTTTGGGACCCGGAAGATCTCGAAATTGGTAAATACAAATACCGTCAAGCCTTACAAACCGTAGCCGAATGCCGGGAGAAAGGTTTGTATCCTGGATATGATGCGTATGCCGAATCCGGAAATTTTGGGCTTATCTCTATGAAACAACCGGAATGGAACACAAAAGAACTTCATCCGGTAGATATTGATAATTAATTATTAAATCCTCATAATATGGACAAATTTTTAGGACAGGAACAACCCGAAGAAGATAGATGGCAATTTATTCAGGACAATGCCGATGCAATTGAAGAAATTGGTTATACCCATCGTTTTACACCCGAAGAATTAGCACAGAAAAAAGAATCTCTTGCTGAAACTTCTATTGAAATCAACGACATCGAAGAAGAAAAGAAAGAAGTCATGCAAGAATACAAGAAGCAACTGGAGCCTCTTTTGAAACAAAAGAAACAACTTCTTGAGCACATCAAGAAGGGATCGGAGTTCAGAGAGAACGAGCAATGTGCCAAAATTCTTTATCACGACGAAAGGATGGTTGGATATTACAACAAACTCGGAGAGCTGGTTTATTCCCGCCCTATTATGCCGCAAGAAATGCAAAAAACAATTTTCAAAACATTAAAAACAGGAACAAATGACTGAAAACAAATTGAACGTAGTTGTGCCGAAAGACTATAACGGCAAACCTATCGAAGTAGTATTGCGTGAAGGTGAAGCGCCCGTAGCACTTGACCCAAAAGAACAGGAAAGAGTAGTTATCAATGGAACGATAGATGCACCTCTCAGATGGTTGGAAAAGCGTGTCGAACTGATTAATCAGAAATCGACCAATATCATCGTAAACCGTGATAAGATGGGGATAGCATTAACTATTGATGAAACCAACTACTATCAGACTGAAATCAAAGGTATTTTACAGGCTTCCAAGGAAATGCAGGAGTTCGGTATCAATACTGATAAAAAATGGGAGCCTATTAAGCTATCCCAGTTCTTCAAGATGCACCGTGCTTTCTTCAAGGACAAATCTGAAAACATGATACTGGTTTCCACTTTGAAGAACTTTAAAGCAAAGGTAAACCAAGACATTGAGCGCAGCAAGGAGGAAAACGGCAGCAAAGTTGACAGCTACTCGCAGGTGGTTGATTCCAATCTGCCGAAATCATTCAAACTGAACATCCCTCTTTTTAAAGGCTTTGCCTGTGAAGAAATCGAAGTTGAGATTTACGCGGATGTAGACGGTAGAGACGTATCTCTTTCCTTAGTATCTGCCGGTGCGAATGAAGCTATCGAGGAATACAAGAATAAAGTGATTGACGAACAACTGGATGCTATCAGACAGATTGCACCAGATATTGTAATCATAGAAGTTTGATTATGGAAGATTATTATGATTATATCCCCGATTGGGCGATAATAGAAAAGTAGTTGGTTTTTCATGGTATTTAGAATCTTTACCGCGAAGAGCCTGTGAAGGCGTAAGCGGTAAACTTGGGCGGCCAGTAATCAGGGATGAAACATTACGGAGTGCGCACGATGTAAAGAGGCCGGTTCGATGCCGGCGTCGCCCACAAACCCTTTTAGTGAAAACCTTCAAAAAAATGTCAGAAGTAGAGCGAAGATAGCGCAGGTGTTTTCCGCACGGCATCGGTTAGCCGTTGACTCTATCTGAAAGGTGATGCGAAATTGACATAGAAGGTATGACGGAAGTGAGCAGCACTTTAACTGCACCTTGTATGTGCCCCGGATAACATGGTCCGGGGCTTTAAAATGAAGCTAATTTTATACATCATGAATATAGAAACAATCAACAATTGGACAGAGGCGCTTTCTCTGGTTGTCTTGATCTTAGGTATCATGGCTATTCTTTACATTGGATTATGTCTCATTAATCAAAAAAGAAACAGAAAATGGTAAATAGTAAACAATGCAAGGAAGCAAAGCCTAAACGTCTCTCTATCTCCCTGCTTCAGCAGAGATTGGACAAAGTTTTTTCCGAATACATCCGTCTACGAGATGCAAATGAAAACGGTTTCTGCCGATGTGCAACATGTGGCGAAATGTGGAGATGGCAAATAATGCAAAACGGTCATTACATAAGCCGACAGCATATAAAAACCAGATACGACGAAAGGAACTGTCATTCACAATGTTTTAATTGCAATATCGGCTTACGAGGCAACTTAGATCGGTATAAGCGATTTATCATAGAAAAATACGGGGTAAAGGTTCTTGAAGAACTGGAAACAGCCAAGAAAGTCATTGAAAAATGGACCATTTCTGATTATCAGGAGAAGATCAAATATTACAAAGCTGAAGTCAATCGGCTAAGAAAAGAGAAAGGACTTTAAAATGGCAAAGACCGGATTCCCCTTTTATAGAGCCGAGACAGATCGTTTTCAGGATATCCGGATCAAACGACTAAAAAAAGAGTTTAAAGGAGCCGGCTATGCTGTTTACTCATATATACTCAATGAAATCTACCGAGTAAAAGGTTGCTTCCTGGAGTGGGACGAAAGTACTGCCTTTGACGTATCTGAATACTGGGATCTGAAGGAAAGCCAAGTTGAAGAAATTGTGAAATACTGTTGTGCAATCGGGCTATTTGATAAAGGACTATTCACAAACGGGAGAGTAATAACATCACGGGCAATTCAGATAAGATACATTGAGATGAATAAGCTGGCAAAAAGAAATAGTTTTGATATTCCAGACAACATCTGTCTTATTCAAGAAGAAATGCAAAAACTTCCAGAAAAAACAAGAAAACTTCTGGAAGTTTCAGACAAAGTAGAGTATAGTAGAGAAAAGAAAAGTAAAGAAAAGTATCCTCCCCCTCTATCCCCCGCAGGGGGAAATGGAGGATGCGGAAATAATCTTTTTTCTAAAGATTCCAATACAGATGGGATAGAAAGAAACTTCGAAGGACTGACCAACAGGCTGAACAGATTATTTATCCCTCCAGACGAGTTCAACATCATTTGCCAATTGTCGAACAATGGAGAAATAGGGCATCCCATTTGGACCATAATCCAAGCTGCTGAACGAGGAGGAGCTCGGCTGCACTCTCCCGGCAAATATATTATTTCAGAACTCAAAAAAGCAATCAAGAAATGAAAATCAATGTTTTCAAAACTCAATGTAAAATAGGTTCATCTGTCAAATACAAACAGAAAACAAGAAAAGTTGTCGACATAAACCGAAGTACCAATGAGGTTTGTTTAGACCACCGTCTGTGGGTTCGTTGTACAGAGGTTGAGTTATTAACATCGGAATAAAAAATATATGATCATGCAAAAAGACTGGAAATTAGAAGAAATAAAGCGTCTCGAAAAGGAACGCGACAGGAACTTGGCAATACACTGTAACTATGTGGCTGCCAAACATCAAAGACTGATCGACAGACTGGAAAAGGAAATCAATCAAGACACGAAACATTAATACATCTATAACTACCTAAAATTTAAAAACAATGAATGTTAACATCAAAAATTTAAACCTGTCGGTAATCATGCCGGCGATCACCAAGAGTGGCCAACCCGTATGTAACGACCGCGTATCATCTGAAAAGGACAAAGTAGAGCACGCCAGCGGACTGTATCTAATCTACGAAGACGGACACGCAGAGCCGTTTACCGGCGATAACTCCAAAGATTGTGTACGATACATCGGGTTGAAGCACGGATACATGTCATTTGCAATCTCACTGACGGAGCATGATAGCGTACAATTGCTTGACGATGATAGCCGTGAAGAATCCGGAAGTGGGACATATTACGAACGTGAATGTGATGCGCTGTTTGACATTGACGGACGCGGCAATACGGAACGCCTTGTAGCCAGAAATCCAAAATTGAGAAATCTGCTGGAAGATGGCGAGTATATACCATCTCTTGGTCAATTAAATTTAATGGCCCATCATATGGACGAACTAAACAAAGCATTCGCTTATGTTTCGGCATCTCCCCTCTCCTCGGCGGGGTATTGGTCCAGTACTGAGTACAGCCAGAACTACGCGTGGTACGTGTACTTCTCCAATGGCCACACGCACAACAACAACAAGTGCAACAGTATCAGGGTTCGGGCGGTGGCAGCATTCACTTTTAAACTTTAATCTTTTGGTGCGCTCCTTTTGGAGCGTGCCTTTAAAAATCAACATTACACAGAGAAGGCAATAAAAAAAAAGAAATCAAGATGGGACAAGTTAAAGGTTTTAATGACATAATTGCTGATTATTTGAAACAACGAGCAGAAGAAGATACCCTGTTTGCTCCAAAGTTTGCCAATCCCAATAAGAGTATTGATGAATGCTGCCGTTACATTTTAGGAGAGGCTCGTAAACGAGGAACTGCTGTTGCAATGAGTGACTCGGAAGTCTTTGGACTGGCCGTGCACTACTATGATGAAAAGGATATCAAGATAGAAAAAGTTTCTGCCGGTTGTTCTGTTTCTTCTTCTCAGAAAGTAAAACTAACAGAAGAAGAGAAGAAAATAGCCCGTGAAGTGGCTATCAAACGGTTAGCCGAAGAGCAATACCAATTGCTTAAAAAGAAGCCGGCGAAAAAGAAAGCAGATACAAATGTCCAACAAATGAGCCTGTTTTGATATGAAGCCGAGAACGAAATTGGAAAAGCTGGTGACGGAGTTAAGCGGAAAACTGCCTGCCATCACGAAGGAACAGGAAGACTGGGCCAAAAAGCATCTGTTTGATCATTTTGCCTACAAATGTAAGGATGAGCTATGGTGTTCCGAATGCGGTAAGATGTGGGTCAATACGAGTAAAGATAAATTGGGTGACAAAATCGAATGCCCTTATTGCCATCATCAATTGGACGTAAAGGTCAGCCGGAAGCAGAAGATCCATGAAGAGGCGTATATGTCCATCCTGCAAGTGAAAGGCGGGTTCCAGGTGATCCGGCATATACTATGTTGGAAAAATATTCGGAAGGAAACTTCTCCGGTGTGTTATGATTTTACAGAAGTGGTTCAAGAGTGGATTCGTGAAGACGGAAAACGTACGATCATAGCCCGACCGATTAATATGGGCAGTAACGGATTTGTATATAGTTCACCTCTCAGTATCAAAGGAGAATATGGAAGTACCCCCTATAACTATTACGGTGATTTATATGCGATACATGGAGAGCTTTATCCAAGGAAAGAATTACTGCCGGAATTAAAAAAACGGGGACTGAATCGACGGTTCCCAGATGTAACCCCGTCGAAATTGATACGTGACTTATTGAAAGGTGGTAACGATTCGGAATTGTGTCTGAAGACCGGGCAAATCCCCATGCTGAAGCATATGTATAGAAACGGCTTCTCCCAACTTCGCTATAAACCGTCGTTCAACATCTGCAACCGCAACCATTACATCATTAAGGACGCTTCTATGTGGGAAGATTATATGTCTTTGCTGTCTTACTTTGGTAAAGATATGCGTAACGCCCACTATGTCTGCCCTAAGAACCTGAAAACTGCACATGATAAACTACTAAAGATAAAACAGGTACGTGAAGCCAGGTTGAGACAGGAAAGGGATCGAGCACAATCTATCAGTAAGCGTGAAAAGTTAATGAAGGATATAGCCGGCTTCTACGAGCGGATGGAAAAGTTCTTCGGATTGAGAATCGAAGAAGAGGATATAATCATCCGCCCTTTGGAAAGTGTCACCCAGTTTTATCAGGAAGGTAAGGCCATGCACCATTGTGTGTATCAGAACGGATACTACAGACGGCCGGAATGCCTGATATTGTCGGCAAAGGACACGGCTGGAAAACGATTGGAGACGATAGAGGTAAACTTGAAGACACTGGATATCGTACAGTCCCGATCCTTCTGTAACGGCGTAAGCGAGTATCACGACCAGATAGTCAAACTGGTGAAAAAGAATATGAACCTGATTCGTCGTAAAATGATTGCATAAAGAAAGTAAAAAATGAGGTACGCATTAAGAAAGCAGGATAAGATTGCGGCTGCAATGAATGAAGATTACTTAGCAAATCATATTCTAAAAAGCCTTGATAGCTTTTTCGCAAATGGCGATGATGACCAAATTATCGGAGCTATTGAGCTGGATGTCTATCAAACCATATCAGGAGAAAGCTACGCCGTGTTAAGAGTAAATGACCTCGCAGACGATAACGCAATGTTGGAATTTGCCGTAGTGGGTCAGCAATTCGATGTATTAAAACTGGCCTTTTTGGGCAGAATGAAAGGATAGAACAATGAAACTAAAAATCAAACAAATACAGGAGGTAAAGAAATGACAAAAATAAAATTGAAAACAAATAAAACAAAAAAAAGCAGGCTGTATAGCCTGCTGAAATATGTGAAGTTAAGAATAAGCAAGGGTGGATTCGAACCACCGACCTTCGTTTGAAACGATGCTCTAACCCCTGAGCTACAAGGAAAACATCCAAATGTTAATTTGGACGAATCAAAGCTATCTAGAATTACTTTGATGTTGCTACAGAGATTTTGATAATCCCCTTTCATGTAACAAGTGGTACAAAGGTATGAAAAAGATTTAAATCATAAAAATAAAAAGAATGAAAATAAGACAAACTAAAAATAAGTGAATCATGAAACAATATAGTGTATTTGTAATTGATCCGCCTTGGCCAAAGCGAAAAGGAGGATTGCGGAAATCTCGTCCTAATCAAGGTAGATCACTTGATTACGAAACAATGAGTGTAGATGATATTTTTAAATTACTTGATACAGATATATTCCCGCTTGCAGAGAAAAATCATTGCGTGTTTATATGGACGATAGATCAATTCCTTTTCGATTGTGAAAAAGAAATGGAAAAGAGGGGATATAAGCGACATTGTAGAATGATCTGGAATAAACTAAATGGAGTTGCCCCCGCTTTTACTGTTCGTTTTGCGCATGAGTATCTCATTTGGTTCTATAAACCTAAAATGGTTACAATAAATGCAGACATGAGAGGTAAATTCATGACTGTTTTCGAAGAAAAAAGTAGACAGCATAGTCGAAAGCCTGATTATGCGTACAATATGATTGAGTCTTTATACCCAGATATGAATAAAATAGATGTTTTTTCAAGAGAAAAGAGAGATGGATGGGATCAGTATGGAAATCAAATTGATTATTTTATAAGGTGATTATATACCATTATTTAATAGCTAAAAAGACATGAAGCGATACAGAATAATTCGAGGCGATGCTTATAACGGCTGTATCCCCATAACAGTTTACTGGGTACAAGTATATGAGAATGGTTTTCTCTCCGGAAAATGGCGGAATGTGAAAGGATTTGACACATATTCCAGAGCGAAAGAGCTATATGATTTATTAAATAGTTAATTCAACTTTAAAAATATATGAATATAGGTTTACTTGCTGTCGATAGTACTTATCCGAACCTGGCACTGATGAAGATAAGCACCTACCATAAGGCGCTTGGCGATAATGTGGAATGGTATAACCCTCTCTGTCACTACGATAAAGTGTACATGGCGAAAGTTTTTTCCTTTACTTCTGATTATGGTTACTACATCAATGCAGATCAGGTTGAAAAAGGTGGGACCGGTTATGATATTTCAAAAATACTTCCGGTAGAAATAGACCGCTTGCAACCAGATTACAGCCTGTACCCTTCTGTTGATAGCAAAACAGCTTACGGCTTCTTGACACGTGGATGTCCGAACAGGTGTAAATGGTGTGTGGTTCCGACCAAGGAGGGAAACATTGTTCCCTACATGGATATTGAAGAGATAGCTATCGACGGAAGGAAGAACATTATCTTAATGGATAACAATGTGCTTGCTTCCGATTATGGGCTGGAGCAGATAGAGAAGATTATCCATTTAGGTCTTCGGGTAGATTTTAATCAGGCTTTGGATGCTCGTCTGGTGACGGATGACATTGCAAAGATGCTGGTAAAAGTCAAATGGATAAAACGTATCCGATTCGGATGCGATACTCCGGGGCAGATAGCGGAGGTTGAACGGGCTGCAAAATTGATTGATAAGTATGGTTTCAATGGTGAATATTTCCTGTATTGCATTTTGATGGACTTTGAAGAGAGCTTTCGCCGGGTAAATTACTGGAAAGGCGTAAGCAAACGGTTTGTCCCTCATGCCCAACCTTATCGCGATTTGGGCAATCCAAGGCAAATCATCCCCCAATGGCAAAAAGACATGGCGCATTGGGTAGACAGGAAAGAACTTTACCGAAGCTGCGAGTTTAAAGACTTTGAACCCCGCAAAGGGTTTAGGTGTAATGAGTATTTTATTAATAACTAAATAGAAATGAAACAAAAGAAATTACATATATCTTTTGACTTAGTATAATTGGCAAAACGAAAAGTACAAATTTTCAAAACGAAAGAGGATGTAAATTAAACTGTGTCAGCAAAGAATAAAATATTAACTTTGCTAACACAGTTTTTGGTAAATAAAAATCCGCTAACCGCCACTCTGTTTCGAGTAAAAAGATCGTTACTTAGGATGCTCGTAGTTTCTTAAGAGTTGATTTGTCAGAGGATTGCTCCATCGAATTGAATGTCTTTTTCCGGAAAGGAGAAAGGCCTCGGATTAATGGTTTTGTTCATTATAACACTAAAACTAAATTAAGGTTACCAACAAATCTGTTGTAACGAAGAAGATGGCCCATCAGTACATAACTTACCTTTTTCATCGAAGAATAATCGATCCATACAGACCACTCTATCCCAATTCGGTTTTTGGCAATGCACATCAGCATGGCGATGATAAACAATATACAGATCACCATTCGGAGCCTCTACTATCGAATTGTGTCCCGGTGCAGAAACCCCTTTAGGAAGATCCGTAGTCAAAAGAGGATTATCCTCACTCTTTACCCAAGGCCCCAGTGGACTATCCGCATAAGAAACCCCTACTCCATAAAACTCATAGCCGGTATCATTGGCGGAATAAGTCATATAATACTTTCCATTCTTTTTAAACACATAAGCACCTTCATTGCATCGGTTCCTATCCCAGTTAACCTTTTCCCATGTTTGCGAAGCGCCAGATATAAAAACAGGTTCCCCCATCAATCCGGAAAGGTCTTTTTTTAATTTCACCCCATAAAGTTCACCAGTAGCCAACGTATCCTGCATTCCATTTTTGCTGAAATATACATAAGGCGTCCCGTCATCATCAACAAAAATGTCTGCATCAATGGCAGAATAGCCCAAGTCGAACCAAGGAGTATAAAGATCTATAAACGGTCCTCCCGGCTTTTCACTGACAGCAAGACAAGTAAGCATCCGATCCAAATCTTTCATATAACAACTGTAAGTCATATAAAACCGCCCTTCGTAATATTTCACCTCTGGAGCCCAAAAGCCATAACAGCCGATGTGATCCTTTGGTTTACGATACAAAAGACCTTGATACTTCCACCTAATCAGGTCGGAAGAAATATAATAAGCAAATCCTTCTCCTTCCGGCAATGCAGTCGTACCTGTCAGGTAATATAAACCACCGGCTTTATAGATAAAAGGATCAGCTATATACAATTCAGTACTGTCCGTTGTTTTTAAAGGATTCTCATAACACCTTAACTTCCTATCCGATATTTGATGACAAGAAAACAAAAAAACACTCGACAATACAAGCATCGTTTGATAAAAAAACTTCATATAAATGTTATTTTTGCAAAATATCCAGTAAATGTACTTCTATTTTTCTAATAACAAAACTATTTCCGATTCCTTTTTAAATGAACCCTAATCACATATTTGACAAACTACCGCTAAACTGAAAATTTAGCGGTAGTAGTTCACCAAATCCTATAATATCCCCCAATCCCTACATATGGAGATAAGCCATTTCGGCCAATACCATAACCGGCCGTTAGCTTCCGAGGCGCTATGATTGGCGCCTTTACAAACAACCAAGGGGCTTTTCATCCCCGTATTTTCCAAGAAAACAAATCGTATTTTATTGGTCTAAAGAATCGTACTTTTTTGAGGCAGAAAGTAGACCTAATACCGATAATCAACGTTGTATTACAGAGAAATATCGTTTGTAATTATCATACGCATCTTTTAGTACCTCAAATAAGTTTACATTCTGTGAATAGTTTAACGAGTCTGTTGCATACCATGGTGTTCTATTGTCCAAAAAATACGAAATATTTTTATAAGTATATTGTGTTATATCATTCTTACTGTTTACTTGGACTTCAAAATTATTCTGAGGATAATCAGCAAGAGGAACAAATATTTGTAAAAAGTCTTTCTCGTTAAATGCTCTACTCTTCAAATAGGTGAAATTTTTCGTTAAATCAGATAATGCATCTTCTAAATCAGAAGAGGAAGTGAAAATTCTTTCTAATAGTTCTAATATACTCATTGCTGGTATTTTTTTTATAGAACATTTTGAGATAAAATTATATGAAATATAACCATTTAGATGATAATCTCCTTTCATCTTCAATAAACTTCTGAGATTTAGCTTCCCTGTCTTGATAAAAATACTAAGAATATAAACAAGACTCTCATGTATAATTGAATAAGGGTCATTAATGGTTGTTTCTTTATCAATATCTATACAACAAACTTGATTTGCTATATTATTTATAATCGCCTCTTCATTATGGAAATAATATATTTCTTTACTATAAAATTTATCTATATATCCATTAAAGTCTACATTTATTCCATATTTGGCACGGTAAATATTCCGAATATTCGCAATATCACAGACAAGTATAGTTTTATCAAATCCAAACTTATGTTCTTGTTGGTTCTCAAAATCATTATGTACCGACAGTATATTTAGAATACGGAATATATGTTCGGGGTCTATACGGTCTAAATCATCTATAACTAATATAACCTTTTTATTAGTCTTCATATTAGTTTTCGCATCTTCAATCAAATTGAGTATAATCTGAGTGATTAGATTACTTTCGTAGATGGAACCTGGACGTGAGGCAATCTTGTGTAAAAAACTTTGTACCTCTTGTCCCTCGTCTTTCGAATTTTTAGTTATATATTTGTTAATTTCCTTTTTAAATGAGCTTAAAGAGGAAATAAGGTCTGTACCTAAATAAATCTTTTCTGCCAAATTAAATAAGGTGCCAAAAAAATTATCGATATGATTTTTGAGATAAAAGAAAGTTCCAGTAGAAAATGATATCTTACTTCTTTCAAAATCACATGGAATCTTACTTAGTATTTGTAGTAGTACATCAACTTTGATATACTCGAAAATATCTTCATTGCTTGCTACTGAATAACTTACAGGAGATAGGAATATTCCTATATATTCGTCTTTGTGAAATTCATTGAAGAATTTGTTCAAAAAGTAAGATTTACCTATACCAAATACTCCTGAAAAAATAATATTATTATTTCCTTCTTCACCAATAAATTGATAAAAACGTTTTTTTTCTTTATCTATGCTTATTTCCATTGTTTACATATTTTACTCAAAGGTAATAAATTCTTCATCTCTATGCAATAGATATTAAATGCTGTTTAAAAACACTTCTATAATCTCCGGTTCCTTCCCGTCCGGAGGTATTCCCGGACGTAGGCGTCGGCCACGTAGCCAGCTTCCTGCTCATAACAGATTGCCTTGTATACCCGTTGCATGTTCCGGCATTGGCAGAGCAGAAAAGCCATTCGAGGATATACCAAGCAAGGAAGGAGATCGCAAGGAACGAGAGTATTCACCATCCGGAACATCCCAATAACCAAAGTGCTATTACCGTGATGACACAGAATACCACTGACTTCAATCCGGTGGTAATATCCACTGCAAGTGGTGCCTTCTATCTATTGAGAAAGAAAATGAAGCTCTCTGTCATGATGGTGTGGTGTGTGTGTTGTGAAAAGGCATCAGGTCAAAGCGGTAGCGAAACGGTGCAAAAAGTCAGATTATATCCGTATAGTAAAAATTCTTGGGAAAAAGGATTCAGCCGGATGTAATGAAAGTACGAAACAGAGCATACCAGTTCACGGCCATAGATGATTGCATCTGGCAGAGAACCATTCGTGTATATCCCAATAAAAGAACAGAAAGTACAATTCAAATATTGCCACTTCGAAATATTTTCGTATTTTTGTGTAAAAATTTAATAGAGATAATGTTCGCCAATAGGTTATTGATAATAGGGAACGGTTTTGATCTGGATTTAGGATTAAAAACGAGCTATTCTGATTTTATTGAGAGTGACAATTTTAAGTCCATAGCACACAAATATCAGTTACTAGATTTCTTATCTGAAAAATTTCATACTGAAAAATGGATTGATCTAGAAAACTTTTTAAGGTTATTTGCTGAGCAATATAAAACTGGTAAAGCTTTACCAAAAGACACAGAGACTGCGTTTGAAAAATTAAGAGATAGCCTATGCCAATATTTAACAAATATCGATTTTCAATTAAAAACAGAATCCGTTGCAGCAACTTTACTAAAAGAAGTAGTAGATAATGGCTATTTTCAAATATTGAGTTTTAATTATACAGACATTAATCAAATCCTCTTGTCTTTAAACATACCTAATAAAGATGTTCAATATACATATATACATGGAAATCTAAAAGATAAGTCTATTATTATTGGTTTTCAAGATGATGTCGATGTTGCTAAACCAACTTATTTTATGATAAAATCTCATAGTCCATATTATAGATCATGTAATGTTAGAGCTCAATTGGAAGAAGCTGATGAAATTATTTTTTTTGGACACTCTTTGGGAGCTACAGATTATCATTATTTTTCAGATTTTTTTAAACAGCAATCAGATCTAACTTCCAAGAAGGTAAAACCTAAGAAGATAAGAATATTTACCTATAACGAATCTTCCCGACAGGAAATATTGGCTCAACTAAGAGATATGAACGAACATCGGATTAATTATCTTTATGATTTAAACGACTTAAGAATATATCGTACTATGGAAGATCAAGAAGATATTAAATTATATTTTCGAGAACTTCAAGAAAATGGAATAGAAGCTCATAGAAGAATTTTAGACCGAGCCTCAGAATTGTTGTTATAAATAATTTTTTTAATTCTACCCCCCCCCTTCAAAATTGTACTTTTGGTTTTGCCAATTATATCGGCAAGGGAGCGTTCTCCAATGGTAGAGAAGTCGTTTTGTATCAAATTAACGGTCACATTTGTTACCGGAACCTAAAACATTTCATCATATCCAAATCCGTATTTAACAACAATCTTTTTCCCTTCTATTTCAACTTTTTCGAGTAATATGAACAAAAAGCTATTTCTTTAGCTTGTAGACCATCCGGCCAACGACGATCAGTATTGTAACAATGATAACGGCTATAGCCCAGCCGCCGAACTTGATTTTCGTTTGTTGCCAGAGTGTCAGCTTCTTTTCGATTTCAACAGGATATGGAACTTGGATAGAGTCCGTCCGGTTTATATACAGCGTGTCTACCCTGTCCTTGTACCTATAGATGTACCTGTACCGATATTCGACAACGGTATCGCCTCTTTGGATTACAGAGATCGAATCATGTATAAGTACGCTATCGATCCGGACAGAGTTGAAGAACACGCTGTCGGTCCTAACCGTTTCGACCGGCACATATTTTATCTTTGTCCGGCATCCAGCCAGACAAAGAATAAACGCTATAATAATAGATAATAGTCTCATAGCAAAATCCATCCTGTTATAACATCCGGCATATCGGCTTCTACGCCGTTTTCAACATAAGACATAGCAGCGACAATGCGAATCATTATCTCTCTGTTCTCAGGATATACAGGCTCGTCAGCCGGAATACCGCTTCTTTCCGCCACCACCCTGATATAATTCTCCGTATGGTTCTCGTTTGTCGGGGCCCATCGGCTAATCATCTTGCGGATGGTGTCCAGTTTGTAATTGCGGATATAATTCCGTAAGATTACGAACATCGCCCGGTAGCCGTAGGCCATCGTTTCGAACTGTTTAAATGACTTATCCTTGCTTGGTCTCACCTCGCCCTGAAATAAGTCGCCATTGATCCGGATATTTCCGGGATTGTTATTTCTTAAGCCTCTCGGCAAATTATTCTTCTTCATATTATTTATCTCCTTTATTACTTGAATTTTTGATAATCTTAATCAGTTCTTCCGCATCTTTCGATACTGCGCATTGAACGATCCTTTCTACGATATCGGCAATTTCCCCGGCATGAGCCTTCTTCTTCTTGCTATTTTCCACAACCGATCGTCCTTCAATAAGTAATATTCCCAAAGTAACCACGATCACACAATAAGGGATGGCATACCAAGGGAAAAACAGCCCCAACACGTCAATCAAGACAGCAAAGAGGACTACTCGCAGGTAATCTACGATCTTGGCAATTGTCTTCCTAAGCGACCGGCTGGAAATAGGTTCTTTATTCACCCTTGCTGCATCCAGTCCCGTCCACATGTCAATGAACGAGGCTACGATTGTCAAGATAGCACAGATAAAAATAATAGTAGTCCCATGCGTTATATCCTGGGTAATGTTCAAATGAATGATACGTTCCATACTTACGCTAAAATTAAAAGTGACAGATAGGTACTTGTTAATGCTGCAACTTCGATCCAGAACATCGGTTTAGTGTACAGAAAATCCGATATAATGCTATCGTTTTCATTTCGCACCATCATGGCCACGGTATAACCCACATACGCTATCCAAACCATCAAACACCACGGACAGTTACAGGCTACCCAAGCCTGCGAACCCACAAGGCAAAGTATAGCCCCCATTTTGTGTATGCCCCCCTCGACGATATCCTTGAAGTTTGGAGCAGCCCCAATGAAGAACATACCGGCACAAGCTAAGAATGCCAGCCATTCTGTGCCCGGCTTACTTACTTCCAGCACGGCCGGCATCAACAATCCGGCAGTCAGCCACATTGTAGCCATAAACCAGTGATCGTGTTCCAGTTTGTAATAAGTTGCACTGATAGAGTAAGGTACACCTTTTGCCTTTATACAAACTGCTGCCGTATAAGCTGCGATAACCAAAAAAGAAATAATTAATAATAACATGATTTTCAAACTTTATTGTTTAACTTTGTTTCCGGAGACCCACGGTCCCCTAATTTTCTTTTTTTTACAGCCTCCAATCTGTGATAGCCTGGAGGCTGTTTTATGATCGGTTATAAAGGCGCAAAAGCACGAACCAAGGCTTTACCATACTGTACGTAGCTATCAGCATATCCATTACCTACAAAATACGTCCAAGCGCTTATGTCATCATATTGCGTACTGGTCCAATAAGAAAAGGTGCTCAACTCAACTCCTCCTATAAGAGACATATAATATCCTATATCAGTAAGATATCCATCAACATAATCCCACTCCCCGCAAGCCCCCAAGTAGCCATTTTTCCCATTTTTGAACAAATATTGGTTACACCATCCGGCTGCATGGCTCCGTTCTCTGCCGAGTGCCTTTATCATGGCTGTTGAGTTAGCTACGCCTGCATAATCTATCCGAGCTGTATCCCAATCATTAGTTGTTGTTACACCGGGTATAGTGGGTACATCAACATTCCACCATAGCTCTGTTTCACTTTCTGTCGGAGCAATTACAAATCTGCAGGCATTGCTGATAAATGCAACTCCCACAGCATCACTATTCCACTCCTTTTTCCACATCTTTTCTGTATATAACCGATTATCTGTCCTTAGAATGTAAACTCCATTAGGTGCACCTTCTATCGCCATACCACCTTTCTTTCGTCCCATCATCGATCTTATCATACCAACCTCCTTTCCGCCGAAAGTCGGTCAGATACTTGAGTTAAAAGGTGTTTACCCCCCCCATTAACATTTGTAAACAATTATTTCTCATGACTTTATCTCCTATTTTTTAGTCGTTAATATCCTGTTTCATCTTTTTCAACGGCAGATCATTCTTCGTAAGCCCAATAGCGGATCAGGACAGTGCCATCACCGCCGTTACCGTAAGTACCACAACCGCCACCACCGTAACCGCCACTTTTTCTATTGCCATTTCCAGTTCCGCATCCTTTGTCGTAATCGGATTCTCCACCCATGCCCCCATTTATATTTCTGTCTGAACCACCACCTCCGGCATTTCGTTTCCCAGTAGGTTCGCCAAAATCGCGGGTTGTATGCCTTTGACCCTTTCCTCCGCCATATAGGGAACCAGCTGGATAGAGAGAGCCATTTTCATTGCGGCTGCCGATTCCGTTAGATCCATCAGAACCCGCTTTAGCCGTATCTGAATCATCTCCTGCTCCGCCACTTCCGCCGTTGCCACCAGTATATGCTCCGGCATTACTTCCGCCTGGATAACCATTACCCGCACCATTTCCGCCATTAGCTCTATAACTTGAATTTAAGAATTGAGAGTATCCACCGTTGGGGGCAACTTCAGAATACCCTCCAATTCCTCCTTTCCCAACTGTTATCGGAATTGACTGACCCGGTGCAACAGAGATAGCATCACCGTCTCTCCATCCGGATGTATCTTTTTTGAAGGTTTTAGTATAGCCGCCACCTCCACCGCTTCCATTATGTCCTGCACCCCCTCCTCCGACAAGAAACACATCAACCTCCCTACATCCTTTAGGTACGATCCAGGTATAATTCCCGGCAGGATAGAACCTCTTGGTGAACAACTGCAACTTCTTCCGTCCCATCATCGACCGTCTCATCTACGCCCTCCTTTCTTACGATAAGAGGTCGTAACTTCTTTATTTAGAGAGCATTTTACCCCCCCCCGTTTAACTTTTAATAACATAACCTGTTTCATTGCTTTACCTCCTGTACAATTGTGGGCAAGTCTTTCAAGTCGTTCGGATAACCTGTAACGGTTGTCAGAATGCAGAGATAGATCACACCGTATTGTTCATAATATTTGTCTTTCTCGAATGCCATACCCTGCACGTATGGAATAGGATCATCAAGCGTGCCTGCGTGCTCAGCTTCAACGATCTTATACAGTGAAGCAGTTTCTATGCCCGGTTTCCAATCGGCTTGCAGCTTGTGCTTTTGTATCACTTCAAACAAAGTGTCGCTTTCTCCTTCCACTACTCGAAGCCGGAAGCCTATTTCAACTTCCTTGCCAAACTCCGCATCTTTCTCACCCCAAATGGGGAATAAGACCTGCATCTCCAACGCTTGGCTGGCTGTGAGAGACACGCTGTTCATCATCGCACGGGCAAAGGTCACTGCCTGCGCTTCCGGGGATTTAGCGATTGCCTTATCTGCTTTAGTTTGCAAGGCTGCCGTTGTTGTATGGATCATTTCAGGATAGCCTTTTACCACGATAGCTTCGACCTCCTCGGCTGTTTGGGCGGCATCGATACGGGATAGCAAGCCGTCTGTCACCTTGCCGCACTGCTCCGAATAGTCCGCTATTTCGTCAAGAGCAACCGTTAAGATATTCGAGGCGTAAAGATGACCGCCTAC